CTTCTGATCTTATGACATGTGAGAGATATACTCATGTCATGAAAAAATCATCAAACGACATAGCCAAGCTACAAGATAATGGATTTTACAGAGATATAGAATTACCTGACCCTGAGCCAGATATGTCAGATATACAAGAAAAATATGATGAGCTTGATGGTGAATCAGCAACAATAGAAGATGACGACAGACATACTCTTTTAGAAATGCATGTAGATATGGAGATGCCAGAACCATTTGATGAAGAAGATGGCATAGCCAGACCATATGTTATCACGATAGATAAATCATCAAGAACCATATTATCTATCAGGAGGAACTATTATGAAGATGATAAAAAGAAAAAGAAAAGGCAATACTTCGTACATTACAGATACCTTCCGGGCCTTGGTTTCTATGGTACAGGCCTCATTCACCTCATTGGTGGGTTGGCTAAAAGCGCTACAAGTATTCTTCGTCAACTTATCGATGCTGGTACTTTATCTAATTTACCGGCTGGTCTTAAAGCTAGGGGTTTACGCATCAAAGGGGATGATTCGCCTCTCATGCCGGGTGAGTTCCGTGACGTTGACGTGCCGGGTGGTGCAATTCGTGACGCTATTACTTTCATTCCTTACAAGGAACCAAGTTCGGTCTTGTACCAATTACTCGGAAACATTGTTGACGAGGGGAGAAGGATTGGCTCCGTTGCGGATATACAAGTTGGAGACATCAACGCGCAAGCGCCAGTAGGAACTACACTGGCTCTCATGGAGCGTTCTATGAAAGTTATGTCTGGGGTTCAGGCTAGATTACATGCTGCCCTTAAAAATGAGCTAAGATTATTATCTAATGTTATTCGTGATTATATGGATGGAACTTATGCTTATGAAATGGAGGGTGATTTTAATAGGAAAAAAGACTTTGATGATAGAGTTGATGTAATACCTGTGTCAGATCCTAACGCAGCAACAATGTCACAGAGAGTAATGCAGTATCAAGCTGCTTTACAATTAGCTCAACAAGCACCGCAGCTATATGACATGGGTAAACTACATAGACAAATGTTAGAAGTTTTAGGTATACAGGATGCTAAAGATATTATTAAATTACCTGACGACATAAAACCGGCAGATCCTGTAACTGAAAATATGGCAATATTAAAACAAGAGCCTGTAAAAGCATTTAAATACCAAGATCACGAAGCACACATTAAGGTTCACCTTGCCGCTGCTAATGATCCAAAGTTAAAAGAGATTGTGGGGCAGTCACCATTTGCAGGAGCAATACAAGCTGCATTATCAGCGCATATTACAGAACACGTTGCTTTCCAATACAGAAAAGAAATAGAAAAAAATCTTGGTGTGGCTATGCCTAATGAAGAAAAGCCTTTACCAGAAGATGCAGAAGAAGAGCTTTCAAGATTAGCTTCAGAGGCAGCAGAAAAGTTATTACAACAAAATACAGCAGAAATGCAACAACAAGAAAATCAAAAACTACAAGAAGATCCTTTAACGCAGATACAGCAAAGAGAACTAGCTATTAAAGAAAAAGAACTTGAGCATAAAAAACAAATGGATTTAGCAAAACTAGAGCTTGAGGCTCAAAAGGCAGCGATGAATCAAAAGGTTCAAGAAGAAAGAATAGAATCAGAAAATCAAAGAGAGGGTGTTAGAATTGCTGCTAAGTTAGCAACAGATGCTTCTAAAGACCAAAAAGAAGAAGCAAAGATAGTTATGCAGGCAGCAGAACAATTACAAAATGAGCAGAAATGAGACAGTTTACACGCCTGTTATAAAAAAAATTCAAGAAGAAATGGATGCAACGACAGATCATCTTTCTTCTGGCAGGCCAAAAAATTTTGAAGAATATCAAAGACTTGTGGGAAAAATAGAAGGCTTATCCATAGCTAGAGAATTTTTACAAGAAACGGAAAAAAGATTTATTGAAGATTAGGTCTTCCAAAATTGTCAAGACTTGTGTATATTTATAATAACGACAATCAGGTGCTTAAGCCTGCAAAGGTAACTGTGAACCTCAATCACTGCAAAAAGGAACAGGGATGTACTCTGCACAAAAAGTAAATTATGAGGAAGATTTAAAATTAAAACTTCCTGAGCCGAAAGGTTATAAGCTGTTAATAGCTATCCCAAAGGTTGAAGAAAAAACGAAATCAGGCGTATACATGCCAGATAATACAACTAAATTAGAACAAACTGCATCAATCGTTGGTCTTGTCATTGAGATGGGAGAAGACGCATATAAAGATGATCAAAAGTTTCCTAACGGGCCTTATTGTAAAAAGGGTGATTTTGTAATATTTAGATCTTACTCTGGAACAAGGTTCAAAGTTGAAAGTGAAGAATTTCGTTTAATTAATGATGACACTGTGGAAGCAGTTGTCGATGACCCTAGAGGATTTACAAGATTATGAGTGATAATACAGCTGAAAAAATTGAATCAGAGATTCAAATAGATGAAACTATAGAGCAAACTAAAGAACAACCTATAAGTTTAAACAAAGAAGAAGTAGAAGTTGAGGTTGTAGATGATACACCTCCAGAAGATAGAAATAGACCAAAAAGAACTGAAGGAACACAACCGGATATACCTGATGATGATGAAATCAATAGTTATAAAGGCGATGTTCAAAAAAGAATTAAGCAACTAAAATACGAGTATCATGAAGAAAGAAGGCAAAAAGAAGAAGCCAAAAGAACAAGTGATGAAGCCGTAGCTCATGCTCAAAGATTAGTTGAAGAAAACAAAAAGTTAAGAAAAACTCTAGACGATGGAGAGTCCGTTCTTGTAGAGCAGGCTAAAGGAAGAATTGATGCTCAGTTAGCTAAAGCAAGACAAGAGTACAAAGAAGCATATGAATCTGGTGATCCTGATAAAATAGTAGATGCACAGGAAAAGTTAGGCCAAGTTCAAAATGAGAAGTTTAGAGTAGATAATTACAAGCCACAGGTAAGAGCAGATGAGCCTGCCGCTCCTCCTCAGCAGGCCTCTGCACAAACAAAAGTTAAAGAGCCTACAGGAAAAGATAAAGAGTGGTTGGACAAAAATAGTGATTGGTTCAACAAGGATGGCTATGAAGAGATGACTGGATATGCACATGGAGTGCATGCGAAGTTAGTAAAGGCAGGAATAAATCCTTTACTAGATCCAGAAGAGTATTATCAAAGAGTAGACAGTAATTTGAGAAAAGCATTTCCGGATTACTTTAAAGATGATAATGAAGACAAGCAAAGTGCTGAGACAGAAGAGGTAGAAGCACCTCAGCGCCCTGCTGGTAACGTGGTTGCCCCGGTAAACCGAAGTGCAAAAAAACCACGCAAAGTGCAATTGACCTCTACCCAGATTGCTCTCGCAAAGCGACTTGGGCTTACCCCTGAACAATATGCGCAACAATTATTGAAGGAATCATATAATGGTTAATCGAGATTCACGCACTCTTGAAACAAGAGAAAATACAGAACGTAAAGTAACATGGAAAAGACCATCTGCTTTACCAGATCCAGCACCACAAGAAGGAGTTGAGTATCGTTGGATACGAACTGCATCACTGGGTCAGGCAGACATGACTAATGTTTCATCTAAATTTCGTGAAGGCTGGGAGCCAGTAAAGTTAGAAGATCATCCTGAGTTAAAGATTATCTCTGACGTTGATTCTAAATTCAAAGGTAATGTAGAGGTTGGAGGATTGTTACTTTGCAAGAACTCCAAAGAAAACATGGAGGCCAGAAGAGACTATCAACACGATCAGGCAAAATCACAAATGCAGGCTGTGGACAATAGTTTTCTAAAGGAATCCGACCCCCGTATGCCAGTTCTCAGACCGGAGAAAAGCACACGCACTTCGTAACGTAATTTTAATTTTAAGGAGACAATTATGTCAGCAACAGCAGCTCCTTTTGGATTAAGACCGGTAGGTAACTTAGGCGGAACATACAATGGTTCGTTTCGTCAGTATCCTGTACTTTCAACATATTCAACAAGAATATGTTTTGGTGATGTTGTAAAGCTAGTAGATGCTGGTTCTACAACAACTATTGAAAAAGATGCAGGAACATCTTCCGCTACTCCAATAGGTATTTTTTTAGGGTGCAGATTCATTGATATCAGCACTAAACAATTAACTTTTAGTCAACAGTGGTCAGGTGCAGCACACACAGAAGGCATGGCTTACGTATGTGATGATCCAAACGTATTGTTTGAAATTCAAGCAGACGGCACTGTTAACGATGATGATATTGCAGCAAACGCAGCATTAGTACAAGGAACATCAAGTGCAGCTTTAGGCATTTCTAGAGTTTCATTAGATATTAGTACAGCGGCTAATACAGCTTCCTTACCAATCAGAATTGTAGATTTCAAAGGCGGTTTTGATGGTGATGAAAAAGGAACCGCTTTTCCAATTATGCTATGTAAGTTCAATACAGGTCATCAACTTGGTATTGGTGTCGTGTCTGGTAACGCACCATCAGCAGCTTAATAAGGAGATTGAAATATGGCTATATCAAGAGCGCAACTCCTTAAAGAGTTGTTACCGGGTTTAAACGCACTGTTTGGCTTGGAATATGAAAAGTATGAAGACGAGCATACTGAAATTTATGAAGTAGAAAACTCAGAGCGTAGCTTTGAAGAAGAAGTGAAGTTATCTGGTTTTGGTGCAGCTCCTGTAAAGCAGGAAGGTGCAGCAATTTCATATGACACTGCACAAGAGTCATTTACTTCAAGATACAACCACGAAACTGTGGCTATGGGCTTTTCAATAACAGAAGAGGCAATGGAAGATAATCTTTATGATTCATTGTCAGCTCGTTATACAAAAGCACTAGCAAGAGCAATGGCTTATACAAAGCAGACAAAAGCTGCTTCATTGCTTAATACAGGCTTTGATACATTTCAAAGTGGAGATGGTGTAACATTGTTTAACACAGCTCACCCAACAGTGGCTGGTGGTAACAATAAAAATAGATTGACAACAAATG